CGAAGAGCCCATCCACCGCGGAGCCGAGGATGTTCCCATCGGCGAAGTCCGCGAAGCCGTAGACGGCGCCCTGGATCCCGTCGAGCCCCTCCGGGATCGCCTTCAGTGAGGCGATCTTCGCTTCCACCTCCTGCCGCGATGGCATCGTCTTCAGGAAGTCAGCCATGAGCCCGGCGTTCTTCGTGACCTGCTCGGTGTTCGCCTGACGGACCTCCCCGAGCTTCGCAAGCTGGTCCGCGATGAGCAGCCCGAGCCCGGCGACGGCACCCAGTTGGAAGAGCTTCCCGAACTTCGAGCCCGCGATCTTCCCGGCGTTCTCCCACGCACCGCTCTTCGCGATCTTCCCGGCGATCCCCTCGCCGATGACGAGCGCGGCCGCCATCCCCTTCCCGAGCAGCTTCCCGGCGAGCCGGGCCCCGGCCTTCGCCGGGCCGCTCTGGGCCGCCTTCACGAGCCCCTTCCCGATGGCTCCGCCCACGGCCGGCAGTAGGAACACCGCGTTCCCGAGGGAGTCGGAGAGCCCGGCGAACGCGCTCGTGATGGGCCCCACCGCCGAGGTCAGGCGGTTCGTGAGTTCCCGGATCCCATCGGCCCAGTCGCGGGTGTCATCGCTCGCGGCCTGTACCGTGTCGCCCCCCTCCGCGATGCTCGCGTACAGGGCCTCCACGTCGAGCCGCCCGGAGCGGATGAGCCCGGCCATCGCCACGCCCTTCGTGCCGAACGTCTCCAGTGCGAGCTGCCCGGCCGCCACGTCATCGGGGGCGCTCTTGATCCGGTCGAACAGATCCTGGATCGCCTGAGTGGGTTCCTCGCCCGCCTTGATGAGCGTGGCGAGCGACTTCCGGAGCGGGCCCATGACGGCGGCCGCATCGATGCCCGCCTGTCCGAGCCCGGCGATGAGTGCCGTGCTCTCCCCGAGGGAGAACCCGAGCCCGCGGAGGATCTCGCCGTTCTTGTCCAACTGCTCCGAGAGGGCGTCGACGCCGATGCCCGACTGCTGGTAGGCGCGCAGGAGCATGTCGTTGACGGCGACCTGATCCTCGGCCGCGACGTTCCAGTTCTGATAGAGCGCCGTGACCTTCTCGAACGCGGAGCCGTACTCCGTCTCGGTCAGCCGGGCGAGATCGACGAGGCTCTCGGCCGTCTTGTCGGATGCCGCCCCGGTCTTCTGGTAGAGCGCGGTGACGGCCTCGGCGACGGTCCCGAGATCCTCGGTGACGCGCCCGGCCGCGCTGTTCGTCGCGGCCTCCAGCTTCGCAAGCTCGTCACCCGTCGCGCCCGTCTTGGCCCGGATCCCGTCCATCGCCGCGTCGTAGGCGTCGCCCATCTTCAGCCCGGCGATGGCTGCCGTCCCCATCGCCGCGCCCACGGCGGCCCCGAACACCTGCGCCCGGCCCCCGAGCGCCTGGATCGCTCGCTGCGCCTTCGCCGTGTCCGCGTCCACGAGGATCCGGAGTGCCCCGATGATCCCCTCGGCTCCCATCCCTCGCTCCTCTCGCAGCTTCCCGCAGCTTGCGGGCCTCGGCTCGACGCTGCTCCTGCTCGGCCCGCTTCGCGGCCCGCTTCTGCTCCCGGACCATCTCCGGCGTCAGACCCAAGTGTGCCAGTCGCTCGGCCCGGAGGCGACGGTAGTCAGCCATGACCGCCCCGGCCCGCTTCTGCTCCTCGGCCGGGCTCAGACGGCGGGGGGCGAGGGGATCCGGGTAGATGTCCTGCGGGAGCGTGGGCCGGGATCCAGGCTTCCGGTGGATGTTGAGGGTGACCGCTCCGAGGAACGCGAGGAGATCCGGCACCGGCCTCGTGCCGATGGGCTCCAGTTCATCGAACGCGGCCCACTCGATGAACTCTCGGCTTGACACCGACGCCATGCACTCGGACACCGAGCGATGCCCGAGCGCGAGCGTCAGTCGGAACCAGAGTCGGAGTTCCTCGTCGCTGGTAGGCGCCGGGCCGCCTTCCGCTGGGCGTCGGGCTCCAGCCCGGAGAGCCGGGCCGCGACGGCGTAGAGCGCCTCCACGGCATCGGCCCCGAGCGCCGATCCGGCGCCATCCCAGTCGGGCTCCGGCAGCCCGAGGGATGCACCGACGACGCGGTTCTGGAAGCGGAGCAGGTCCGCCACCGTCTCCGCGTTCTTCTCGTCCTGCTCCGACAGGCGGGCCATGTCCGGCATGAGCCGGGCTCGCGCCGTGCCGGAGAGCGCGTAGACCCGGAGCACGCGCCCGCCCAGTGATGGGACGGGCACGTCCTCCCAGTCGGTCCGCAGGGCCCAGAGATCTTCGAGGCTACGGACGGAGACGTGCTCCGCCCGCCCTCCCGCCTCTTCGGTCATCTCGGGCTAGCTCCCGTACGCGACGGTCGGGGCGCTCTTCGGGGAGATCGTCACGTCCGCCGTGTCATGCCCCGCGACGGGGGCCGAGAGCCCGAACTTGGTCACGTAGCCCTCGAAGGTCTGGACGACCCCCGACTGCATCGTGACGACGAAGGTGCACTGGGTGCGATCCTCCCACGCGGCGAACAGATCCTGCTGCCCCGCGTCGGCCGCGACGACCGACATCGGGAAGCTGAGATCACCCAGCCGCTTGATCGTGGGGATGCGCTCCTCGACGCCATCCGGCGAGCCGTGATGGGTCACCTCGTCGAGGTCGGTGGAAAGCTCCAGCCCGGAGATGTCTCCGACCTCGGCGATCCCCACCGCGTCGATCGTGATAGTCGCGCCGTAGCTCGCGACCGCCTGAGTCTCAGCCATCGATCCCTCCGTGGATCACGAGCCCGAGGGGCCCGAGTAGTGGATGTCTCCCTGCCGCATCCGGCGGTAGATCCTCGTCTGGGGCTCATAGTCGTCCAGCACGAGGGTCAGGAACACGGACCCGATGCGGTAGCTCCCCCAGTCCCCCCGGAAGCCGTCCAGCGTCTCCCGAAGCTCCTCGGCGAGATCCATCGCGCCGTCCGCATCCTCAGCCCAGCAGTCGAACTGGAACGTGACGGCATGATCCGAAGCCCCGCCGTGACTGTAGTGCGAGGTCGGCCCGGAGACAAGCGCGTAGGTCAGGGCCGGGAGCGTGGCCCCCTGCGGCCGCTTGCCCATCGGGTAGATCCTGGATCCGACCGAGAGGCGGTCGGAGAGGAACTCGAACATCGCCGCTTCGAGGCTCATGTGAGGGCCTTCCTCCGCTTCCTGGATCGGCCGCGCACGACAGACCGGAACGGCTCGGCCCCGGCCTCCACGGCCTCGGCTCGCGCGGCCGCCAACGCCGGGCGTGCGGATGGCTGGGCCGGGATCGCCCAGTCGCCGAACTCCAGCCGCTTCGCGTAGAGCACCGGCTGGTCCTCGCGCGGCACCTGCGGGAGCCACCGGATCCCGACCGCGGCCCCCTTCCTCGCGCCGAGCCACGCGACGGTCAGGCTCTCCCGGTAGTTGCCGTCGAGCACGGGGACGAGATCCCGCCACTTCTCCCGGATGGGCTCACCGGCCGCCATCGCCGCGGGGTCCTCCGCCTCCATGAGTTCCCGGCTCGTCTCATCGATGGACTCCTGAAGCTGCGGGAGCCCGAGCACCCGGAAGTTCAGTCTCACGGGACGATCTCGACGACCCCGAGGATCGTGATGGGCTCCCCGAACGGCGGGGGCTCGGTCACCTTCCGCACGTCGAAGCTCCGCCCGTCGTACGCGACCCGGTCGCGAGCCTGGATCCCGAGCCCTCCCCCGCGGAGATGCACCTCGTACGCGCTCTCCTCGGGGGTCGCCCACTGCTGGTCGCTCTCCTCCGTCACGAGCGGCAGGAGCCGGGCCTCCGCATCCGCGAGCACGTCGGCCCACGCGAGCACCTCGGCGCCGGTCGCCGACTGGGAGGCGGTGGATCGCTCGATGGTGGCGCGGGTCCAGAACATCACGGCGCCAGTCTACGCGGGCTCGTCCACTCCCGGAGGAGCCGCCCGGCCCTCGCAGCCCCGTCCAGAACGGGCCACACGGCCCGGCAGACCCGCTCCCGCTCCATCCGCTCCTCCGCCGTCTCCCCGCCGCTCAGGAGCCGCCCCGCGGCCGCCACGAGCGATCCTGGATCGTCCGCCATGAGCCCGGCGAGATCCCAGAACCGCATCCCGTGGGAGATCCGGCGCCGGTACCACGGCGCGTTGATCGCGACGACCGGCCGGGCGAGCCCCATCTCCCAGAGCGTCGAGGAGTTGTCCACGGCGTAGACGGTCGCCCGGCGGGCCACGTCCGCGAGATCCTGGACGAACTCGATGCCCGCCCCCTCGAAGATCCGGCGGAGCAGGGGGGCCGCCCGCGGGTGCCCGTGCCCGATGACCGGCAGGGCCTCGCCGATCTCCCGGAGCGCCCCCCGGTAGTGCTGGAGCGCCGAGCGCATCTCCGGGATGGCGCCGCTCCAGTGGAACGAGATCGCGAGCAGGGGCGAGCGCGGATCCTCGGGAGGGGTGAGGATCCGCGTTGCCCCGACGACGTGGACAGCGGCCGCCGGATAGCGGGCTGCCCACCTTCGCTCGGCGTAGACGTTCGGCGCGAGGATGAGCCCCGCTCCGTCCCTCCCGTCTCCGCCCGCGTAGGCGCCGTGACGGGCCGTGCGGGGATCCCCCGCGTAGCTCTGCCCCGCGCCGTGTTCCATGAGCGCCACGGCCCGCGCACCCCGGCGCCGGGCGATGGCGTGATCCCGGCCGGAGCCGATGAGCACGGCCCCCCGGAACTGGGTCGTGCGATCCAGGATCCGCGCGTCGATCTCCGGGGCGGCCGTCAACACGCGCGCCTGGATCCCCTCGTCTCCGCACCAGAACGTCCCCCGGCTCCCGGAGGCGATCCATGCCGGGAGCAGGTGGTCCGCGTAGTGGGCCCACGTCGCGAGCGCGTCGAGCCGCGACTCAGCCACAGCGATCCCCGAGGAGCGCGCAGCCCGCGAGGATGAGCCCCGCCCAGAACACGAGGCAGAGCAGGAGCGCGCAGCCGAGCCACCGGAGGGAGCAGCCCTCCCCCTCGCTCACGGCCGGAGCTTCCAGAGCCCGAGCCACTTCGAGCGATCCCGGACCT